CCACGAGCTGATAGTCAGACCGAGCCGTCTGCGCCGACCTCGCCCGCCCACTCGAATCCCCGTGGATCTCCAACTCCGCAGACTGCGCCGGGAAGTAGTCCCTGAACTGCTCCACGCAGTCCTTGATCGTCCCCTGCCGGACCACAACCTCCTTAATCACACACGGCTTTTCCTCAATCACCTGCGCTACGGCCCACGGCTTGATCTGGAAGTTGAAGTCGCACGTCAGGATCAGCGGCTTGTCACGCTGGTACTTCTCGAACAGTCCCGCCTGAGTGTTCCGCTCTCTCCGAAACTCGTAGACCGGAGCCTTCCCCCACTCGCAGAACTCGCCCTCGATCTCCTGCATGGCGAACCCGCCGCCGTACTTCGCTTGCAGACTCTCCACGTACCCGTCGGGTAGAAAGGGATTGTCCCGCGTCGAGGCCCTCACCAAGAAGTAGTCGGGATTCGTCCCGTTCTCCTTCACCCAGAGCCTGTAGATCCAGTCGTAACCCCTGGGAGTCGTCGTCATCCAGAGTTTCGCCGGGGGTTCACGCAACCGACCGAGGAGAACGTCGTACGCCGACTCCTTCACGAGCGCAGCCTCGTCGATGTACACCCAGCCAAGGTTGGGACCGCGCAACGCCTCGAAGTTGTCCGCAGACCTCCAGAGGATCTCCGTCCCGCTCTTGAGCGTCATCTCCCCCGTCTGCTGGTTGAACCGGGCGATCAGATCCTTTCCCCCGGCCTCCATGAAGCTGTTCAGCGTGGCGTCTCGGAGCATCTGGTAGGTGGGGGCGACGATCATTCCCCTCGAGGTGGGCGGCATCCTGAGTACCTCAAGCACCCCCACGGTCGTGTTGTGGGTCGGGATCATCCCCCTTCCAGCAAGGTACATCGAGTGCTTCGAGTCTACCGTCAGGCAGCGCATCAGCTCTGGAGGCTCGATCTCCTCACACGAGACGATGTAGAGCGTCCGCTTCCGCATCCCCATCCGGAAGGTCGACCCAAGATTCAGCAGGTCACGCTTTCGTGGGAGCCCAAAAACCTGGACGGTCGGGCTCCACGTAACCCTGTACTTCGGACCGCAATCCCGCCCGTAGAGCTTCGCTCGCCCCTCCTTGATTGAGGCCTTCTGCCCGAGACTCCGCGCTAACTCGTACACCGCCAGCGCAATCGCGTGGTTCGTGTTGCAGAACTCAACCACGTTCTTTTTGGGGTCCGCACACCCGTCAGTGTCCATTAGCCCACGTAGAAGGGCTAGTCTCTGCTCGACTGACCCCCGAAGATACACCGCCGGGACGTGCTTGTTTCCGAGCAGCCCTAGCCCGCGCAGCTTCCCGCTTAGTCCGTCACCAACTCCGAACCTTCCGTTTGCTGCGTCCCTGACGGGTCGGCAGGGGTCAAGCGTGAACCGAGCCGCCCTGTCCTTCTGATCCGTCGCCTTCTTGACCTCACACCCAACAGCAGTCAGCAGGCGGCAGGATTCCTCGATATCCTCGTTGCCAATCGTGACCTCGTTCGACCCAGAGTTACCATCCCCCAGCCAGTAGCCCAGCACGTAAGGATCAATCGGCAGCTCGACCGGCTCCATGTCCAACGGACCACACACCGGGATTCCGTGGTTCGTCATGTGCCGGTAGCGCAGCGAGCCAGCAATCTCCTGCGTGGTGCGTACCTCGGGGCCGAGCCCATCGCCCGATCTCCACGAGGGCCAGTCAGCAGGCCACGTCGAGCCCTCACGCCGACCCGAACGACCCAGCGCCTTCCGCTCTCGATGCGTCCACGTCACCCATTGGTGATCCGCACACGCCACCAGCTCAGAGCCATCGTCGAACCGTACGCGGTACGCTCTCTCGGGAGCCACGTCATGCACCGCCAGCACCGAGCAGCGGTTCCCAGCCTCGTCAAACACAACCTGACCGGGCTCGATCTCTCCCATCGTGACCCAGCCGGCAGGGGAGGGTATCGGCGTGTCGAGGGCCAGAGCCTTCCCGCTCCCGATCCCTGCGACGAAAACGCGATATTTAGCGTTGGAGTTCAGAAACGCCAACTGTTTCCCGTAGACCCCGTGACGAAGGACGATCTCCCGCTGGCTGCTCACAACTCGACCGCGCCGTTCTCCAGCGTCCACGCCTTGTATCGGACCCCATCCAACTCCAGCCGCACCGAGTCGAGGTCTGCCCTCGCCTTGTCGAGCTGCTCCGCTAACAGTCTCTCCCTCTCCAGCGAGGCGGCGAGCGCAGCCTGTAGCCTCTTGATCTCCGGCAACAGGGCCTCGGCCCCGGCGTCACCCAGCGGCAGAGTCGCCACCGCCTGAATCTTGAGCGTCATCGCCCCCCCCTGGTCCCACCACCGGAAGCTCCGGGTCTTTCACGTCCTCGTCGTCGAGCGTCCAAGTATCCGTGACGCAGTACCCCGCCACGGCCTCTAGAAGCCCCTCTGCCTGCTCCTCTGCCTGCGCACCCTCTGCCACTCCCGCGACCTCCCACCGCTCGAGAAGGCCCACCAGACGCTCTGCCAGCCCCGCCACGCGGTCGGCGAGGCCGAACGTCCTACGGACTACCTCGTCGGTGTAGTCGTCAATCATCGTCGCCCTTTACCCGCAGCTCCCCCGTCTCGGGGTCACGCTCCACCGCCACCAGGTCAATCACGATGCTCGCCTCCCCAGCGTGGGTCACGTCCAGCCGCTCTCTGTACTCCTTCGGCCTCTTCGCCTTGAGCAGAATCTCCATCAGCCGGTCGGACTTCTCGACGGCTCGGGATCTCGCCACGTCCTCAAGCTGGTCAACGCCTGATTCCATCGCCTGCGCCCACTTGGCGGCGAAGTCGGGGTCTTTCTCTCTCCACTCGTAGGCTGTTTGCCTGCTGATACCGGCTTCACTGGCGGCTCTGTAGACGGACCATCCCCCGGAAAGCCAAGTGAGGATTATGTCTTTGGCTTCTTCTTGGGAGTACGTGCCCCCCTTGGTCTTTCCTCTCTTTTTCTTTAGTGCCATGGGGTTAGCCTCTTGGTGAGTATTACTCGTGAGTCAGGGAATAATATTCCAGAATCTTTGGGTGAGGGTATTGACTTCGGGATATTGGGGGACTAGATTTAGGGACAGGAGGTACAGGTCATGGAATCAGCTTTGGTCGCCTTGGTGCTTCTCGGTGCCGCGGGGTTGGCGTTTGCCGTTCTCGGTCTGGTGTGCGACTTGATCGACAGGGAGGTTTGACGATGAGCGCCTATGTTGTGCCAGAGTCCACGATCAACGAGTTGGTGACGTTCTTCCGCACGAACCAAGTCGCCCCGCGTCCTCCCGAGTGGTACGATCTCGTCGAGGGTGACCCGACCGCCGCTCAGATGCTCGCTCAGTCCATGCTCGACCTGAACGTCCGCGCCGTCAACGAGCGGTACCGCGAGGACGAGGAGCCGGAGCGCATGACCTACCGCCCGACTGTCCCGCCCAACGTCAGGCAAGCCTACAGGCTCTTGGGAACCTACCTCTACCAGTGTTCCGAGGGGTCCGTGCCCGACACCGACCTCTACAACGCTCTCTCCGGCATCCACGACCGGCTCGCCCACGAAATCGCCCATGAGGTGATCTACCGATAGCGCGGGGCCACCTCCTCCCCACGCTCCCCCTCCTTCGGGAGGGGTTTTTAGTTTCGGGGGTCCCCGATGACCTCGCCCTCGTCTGCCTGATCCCATGCCCTCGTGGAGAGTCTGGCGTCCGTGACTGATCTCTCGTCGATCAAAGCGCACACGGCAGCGAAGTCAAGCTCTCCTCGTTCTAGCTTGCGCTTGATGACCTCGGCCTCGTCGGGGCCGAAAACGTAGTAGTAGTGGTCGCCGGGTCTGCCGTGCATGTTCCCCTCTCTAGACGCCTGCTCTCAGCCTCGCTCAATGTTCTCCCGTGGATAAACCCCTATCGGGACGCCCGGGAAGCGTCTTTTCGGTGATCAGCCTAGGTAGGGGAGTTTGGGGCTAAGTTGCTGGTTTTAAAAAGTAAAGAGGGTCAAGGCGAGGGTCAAAAAAATTTTCCGACATGCCTGCTTCCCCCTCCTCACCTATAGGATACC